CTTTCATCATATTACGAAACTTAGAAAGTCTATTACCTCCAAGATTAAAACACATATTTACTAAGACATGTTGTATTCCTTCCGGAAGATTATAAAAACCTTCTTCGTTTCCAAAAACATGTATAGCTTCCATGTAATGATTGTTAAAATCATTTTCATAATACATATCTACCACTTCTTGAGATACTCTTGTGCCTATTCTCCAACTATATTCAGGGTCATTAGGCTGACAAAGATGTCCAACTCCTAAAGTTTTATAACCTAAACTATCTTTATATATTTCAAGAACTTCTCCCTCGTGTCTTTTAATTTGTTCTTTACATAGTTTTATATTCATTTTATTTTCCTTTTGATATAGGGGATACTTCATCTCTTATTAAAATATAAGTAGATTTATTTTTAAATTGATGTACAAATACAGGATTTGTTTTTATTACAGAGATATTATTTTTCTCTAAAAAATTTTTTACTGTTGGATTTACTTTAGTAACATAAATACTTTTATTTTTACCTAGTTGTGCTCTAAACATTTCTAAACTTTTTGCTTGTCTTCTAGAATCATTTCCTAATAAACTTTTACTAGAACCAGATAAAAGAAATTTTATTTCTTTATCTAAATTTTTTAATAATTTTTTAGGAGGACTTGCAGAATTAATAACTTTATTTTTTCCAAAAGATGCAATTACATTTTTTGAAATTTTTGAAGTGTCTATAGGATAAACTGTGCCTTTATCTACAACACTTTTTGTTAAAATATTTTTTACTCCTACTTCAGGCACTTGATTCTTAGCATAAATAGCAGCTGTACCTTTACTAGAACTAGTAAAAATAGCACTTTGTAATCCTGAACTAGGGTTATCCATACGTGAATTAGTGCTTCTAATAGTTTTTAAATTATTTACACCACTACCATGATAAACTGTTTTAGGCATCATTTTTTTTTGAATAATTTCTTTTACTACTTCTTTAGCACCTATGCCAGTTTTAAAAAGTGTACCGCCAGTTAAAAATTCTACTATAGGTGCAACTTGTGTAAGACCCTGCTCCTCTGCCCCTTTAATTATAGTTGAGCTAGTATTTCCGTCTTGAAAAGTTTTAATTATTTTACCATTTAAAATTTCTGTTCCGACAATAGGATTACCTATGTTGCCTCCGTCTTGAAATTTTAACCTTTCCATTTGTTCTACATACGGAACTCCTGTAAATTTGTTTACTCTTGTTTCAGCTTCGTCTTTAGTATATGGAACATCTACCTCAAGACCTTTATATTTTTTAAGTCGTGGTTCTGATTTTTTTGTAGTTTCTTTAAAAGCTTTAATATCTTTTTTAGAGTAATCAATTCTCATATCTAACACTGGTAACTTTAAAAAATTAATTCTTTCATTTTCTAATTCTGCTCTTAAATAACCCATATTTAAATTAGGATTTGCTTTGGACAATTTAAAAAATTTTTCTTCACTAAAAGATAAAGGAATAAATTGTGGGTTAGAATCGCTTCTTAACATTTGATTTATAATTACTGTTGGCATTCCTCTTTCTTCTAAAGTTTTTTTCGTAGTATCATAGTCTAAATTAAATCTAGATTCTCCTCCTTGTTGTACTCTACTATTGTCTAGTTTTTCTAGCTCTAATATACTATTAACTTTATGTGCTGTCTGAGAATACTGTATATAATACTGTCTATTAGCACTTTTAAAATTTTCTAATACATCTTCTTCTGATAATTTAACTCTACTATTTTCAATATCTTTATACATTATTTCATTAGTAGCTATGCCTTTTTCACCGTTAAATCTACCTACATTTTGTGCAAGTGATTTATATAAGTTATCTCTATCTACAGCTTTAAAATTAAAACCTACTAAATTTTTAAATACTTCTAACTCTACATTTTTTTTAACACCGTACTTATCTTCTGTAGCTCTAAAAGCAGAAATAATATTTCCTACGTTATCAAAAACTACAGGTTTAAAAGCTTTATTTAATACGTGTTTTGTTCCCACCATAAAATTGTTCATTTTACTATCCATTGTTTTATTACTAGTAGTATCCCAATTTGGTATTGTTTCAAGACTTCCATCCATTTGTGCAGTTTGACCATTTCTAAATGTTAAATCTGCAACAGCCCCAAATAAAATTGTTTCGTCCACAAAAGGAGCTAATATTTTTCCAAAACTATTTGTTGTTGCAGTAAATAATCTTTCTTCAAATTCTTGTTGAGACATATTATCTGTATTAGTATATTCAAAAACTGTACTTATAACATCGTTTACTGGACCATCTGGGTCTGTGTATTTAACATCTGAAAATGTTAATTTACCTGTACTAGCTTGAGTATCGTAAAGCCAATTATTTCCGTGATAATCTTGTCGCATTAAATTTTTAATGTGTTTGTCTTCTTCTTTGCTAACTCCTGCTAGTTGTAAAGAAGTAAATGCAGTTATTGCTGCACCTCTTTGCCCAACTGCAACTTTAGCACCTAATCTTTTATATCCTCTTTTAATTAAAATTGGATTTCCAGAATTAATTTCTTCTGCTGCTTGTTTATAAGTATGAAAAGTATTTCTAAATCTTTCAGCATGGAACGACATATAGTTACCCCAAGGAGAGTATCTTAATGCCTTAAAACCAAAAGGAATCATGTCATAAGTAGGCATAGTATTTCTAGTTATACGTGCTGCTTCTCTTTCAAGCACAGATAATTTTTCAGTAGGTAAAGCTTTTTTAAGAGTTGCAAGTTCTTTTTCAAAAACTGCTATCTTCCAAATATCATCTTCTGCTACGTAAGCTTTAGTAACTTTATCATAAACTTTTTTTACTTTAGTAGCTTCGGCAATTTTATTTATAAAACCACCAACCCCTGTTTTTTCTGCAGACTCTAATAAACTTCTTATATCTCCTATCTTAGCATTTTGATTAGTAATTCCAAGACTTAAGTATTTATTATATAAATTGTTAATTGCTACATTATCTGTAAGCTTAACACTGCTCCAAGCAACTTCTAAAGCCTCAAAAGATTTTCTACTAAGAGGATTCATACCATTACCTAACATAATTAATCCACTACTTTGAAAGTTTCTTTCGTGTGTAATGTTATTAAATACAGTTTTTGAACCCTGAGAAAATCCTTTAGTAGCATACATCATTTTTATAGCATTAACTCCAAAGTCTACGACACCTGAACCATCTTTTTCTATAGCAAGTTTAACAGGATTATAAAAATTTAATCTCATGGTATCTGTAGTATACATTTTATCTAAAGCACCAAATTGTTTTCCTTTTATTTGAAAACTAAACTGACCGGTTGGCTTATCAAAAAAATATTTATTGTACCCTAACTCTTTAAATTTTGCAAAAGTAGATTGAGAGTGTATAAATTCTCCTAGAGTGTTTAAAGTACTAAATATTCTTTTAGATGTTTGTTCTTCTAAACCTAATAAATCTTGTATTTCTTTAGAAAGTTTTTGTTTTTCTTTAAAAATTACTTTAGCCTGACCTGTTCCTTTAACAGTGTTTAAAAAATCAAAAACATTTTCTGAGTATTTTGCATTTCGTAAAATAATATCTACAGAAGCTTTTGCTTCATCACGAATTATTCTTCTACCTTTAGCAGACATCATTCTTTCTTCATTTTTTTTGTATTTAGACATTTTTGTATAAATCATTTCTTCTGCATCTTGAATTACTTTAGAGCTAGGTTTCCACCTAGGGTCATCAAATTTTTTGTAAGTAGTTCTTAAATAAACACCAAGCTCATTTCCAATAACTTTGCGAAGTTCAGGAGAAACATATTTACTTTGACTTATCATTTCAGACACTATATCTATTTGTGTTCTTGAATCTTTTGCAACTTCCTGAAGAGCTACAGGCAAATCATCTAAATTACCTTTACCCGTAATATAATTATCAAATAATTTATCTAGTTGTTTTTTATTTAAATTAACAGAAGGATTTTTAGCTAAAGATTCTAAAGTATTGTCTACTTGCCTCATTAGTTGTTCGCCTTTAGAAGACCAAGCAATAGCAGCGTTAGCGTTTAAGTTTAATACTTCAAACATTTTTGGAGTATATGTTCCTCTAGACCTACCAAATGCAGCAAATAAAAAATCTAAGTTTCTTAAAAAATTATTTGTACTAAAAGAATATTCTTTTAAAATATCATCGGGCTCTGCTGTCCTAACATTTGGAGTTTTTAATTTGTATTCTTTCTTTTTCCAATAGTCTTTTGGTTCTATTTTTACAGGAACTCCCTCTTTATTAAATTCATATAAAGTTTTTGTATCCGAAGAACCTTCTTTACTTGCTTGTGTTATTGTTTCTATTAACTCTTTTTTTTCTTCAACAGTTCCTTTAGCTTTAATATCTTTAAAATGTCTTAATAAATCTTTACTACTATTAAAAACAAAACCACCAATTTTTAATCCTGCGGTTATTGTTCCTGATAAAAACAATCCATCGAAAAGCAAAGCAACTCTGTTTTCTCCATCTGTTTTACTTTCATCTGCAGATACATACTCTATTAAAGTTTGTAATGTTTCTTTGTCGTCACCTATAAACTTACCAATTTTGTTTCCCATAAATGCACTTTCTGGATTTATAGCTACTTGAGCTGAAACTTCACTAGCTGCTAAAGTTTTAACAACTTCTTTAGTTATGGGATATTTTGATGCTACAGATTTAACTGTGCTATCAGGAAATAATTTTTGTACTTTTTTAATTTTAGAAGCTTGTCTAAACTTGTCTGCATAATTAAAAACTTTTAAAGTTCCCATATAAGGAACAGCTAACGAAGAGCCTCCTCTAACAATAGTATTTGCTGTAGTATTTTCTGGAGCAACTATTGATTTTTTATAACCATCTTCATCTTCAGTAAGTAAATTATCTTGTCCAAACAATACACTTTTAGATAAACTAAAAACGTCAGCAAATCCAGCTTTAACTTTGTCAGGTAAACGTCCAACAGGTGTGTAGTCTTCTAGAATAGAACCAACTCCACTTATTGTATCTGAAACACCAGCAGACATAGGCGTTTGTAACTTTAATTTTTGACGTGCTCTTAATAGTTTTAAATTGTCACCTTCGAATACGTCTGCAAATTTTTTAGTAATGTTATAATTAAAAGGACTTTCTTTTAAATCTTTTTTACTTTCTATTATTTTATCAGTTTTATTAAATGTTGCTTGAAAAGATGCGTAGTCTATATATTTTTCCTGCAAAGAATCTGAATTATTATAAAGTCTTTCTTTTAACTGGTCGTCCCCTAAAAGTAATAAAGGATTAGTATCGTCCTTAGACCTTATCTCTTCTCTTATTTCATTTATATTGTTTGCCATTTATCTTAATCTATAGAATCTAAAATTAAATCATCAGTTTGTGATATAGAAACACCACCACTAGGTAGTATTATCATATTATTTAAATTCCACATATATCCTTTTGTAAGAATACTAGTCTTTTCTCTTCTTACTTGACTTCTAACCGCATCTTCAGTTACAACAACTCCTTCATCAGCCATGCTTTGTAATTGAACTTGTTTATTTTTTACATAGTTTACGCCGTTTTCACTTACTAGCCAGTCACTTAAAGATTTTACGTTATTTAAATATACTGACTGCAACGCTGCTTCAAATTTTGTAGGGTCGCCAAGTTTTCCTTTTACAAATTTTTCAAGTAATGTATTTTTTAAACTTTCCCTATCCTCATTATAATTAGCTTGAGTGTACACTTGACCGTCAACCATTTTACCAATTTTTAAATGTTTAGCTGCTAACTGAGTATCAAAATCTATTAGCTCTTCAATTTCTAATGATTGATTGGCAACAAGTCCTATATCATATCCTGCTTCTTTTCTAGCTTTTAAATACTTAGCAGTTTGTTTTTCTGCACTGTAAGCTTCGTCTAACGAAACTTTCCAAGCTATTACATCTTCTCTTTTATTATACTCTGCTAATGTTTCTTTTCTTTCAGGTTTTGTTTTAAGAAAATCTGAGTCATTATTTTTTATTGATTCAAACATGTTAACTCTTTGTTCTTCTAAATCAACAACTTTAGCATTCATTACAATAGCTGTTATAGATTCTAGATTATTTACATCGCCAAATTTATTATTAGATTCAAACTCTTGAATAGCATATAGTTGCTGTGAAGGAGTTTGCAAAGTTTTAAACTCATCACTTCTTTTAAACTCGTCTAAAGTATATAAACTGCCTTGTAAAAATTCTTCTTCGGTTAATCCTTCATAAGGATTTCGATATTTTATATTTCCTAAAGGGTCTGTAGTTTTTATGTTATCAATTTTTGTTTCGTCAAAAGTAAAAATTTCTCCTCTTTTTCTACGTAAAGCTTCTGATTCTATTTTTGCAGCAGAATATTCGTTTTTTAAAACAGTGTCTTGTTCAGTAAATAAACCTATTTTACTAAGTCCTTTTTTAATTAAACTTGTTTCGGTAGGTCTTTTTGTATACTTTTCTTCTGTATCAAATCTTTGTCTAGTTTTACCAGTAAATTCATCAAATGTCAAAATGTTTTTATCTATTTTTTTTAGTTTAGAGTTATGAGCAGGAAGTAAAACTTCATTTATATATTGTTGTATTCTTTTATTTTTTACTTTATACATAGGTGAGTTTGAATCTTCAAAATCTTCAGCCCTAAAGTTAGGAATATTTTTTTGATTGTCAGGATTATTAAACCAACTTTCTGCTTGTTTAAAAAAAACATCTGAAGGACTAGTGCTTTGTATTAATTTTTCTTTGTCAAGAATTTCATTTCTTCTATTCCAATAAGCTTCGTCTTTACCTAATGCAATTATTTCATTTTCTTTAATTTGATTTATATTTTCATTAACTGTATTTTTTCTTTTATTTTTCCATTGGTCAAAAAATTGTAATACTGATTCTAATGCTACAGTTTTTGCAAAATCTTTTTTATAGTCGTCTTCTTTCCTAGACAAAATAGAACCTGCTACTTGACCAAACTGTGAGTTTTTTAAATAATCTTCCATTGCCATTACATTTCTCCTTTACTTAAAATACTTTTTATTTCAGGACTTTTTTCTTCAACTTTTGCTAATATACTTTCCGGCACTACACCACTATTAATATTAGATATGTCTATTCCTTTGCTTAAAGTTTTTTCTTTTATGCCACTTAATGAGTTTTTAAATTCATCTTTTAAATCTTCTTCTTCTTCATCATATTCTTCGTCATCAAACTCATCTAAATCATTACCTTCTATATTATATTTAATATTAGCTTCTTCTCCTATTGCCATAATAAGATATGCAACTGGTTCAACTAACATTATTAATACATCAGGATTTATTTTTCCTGTTGTAAATTGTGAGTATAATATTGCTACTCCAATATCTATAACAGCAGCTCCTTTGGATAAACCAATAACTATATTTTTCATTGCTTCTGGTTCAAACATTAAAGCTACTACATAATCTAAAGCTTCTCTAGGATTAGTAAACTCTGGTGGTTGTTCCCAAGAGTATGGCTCTTCAGGACTATTCATTAATGATTGTCCCGGGATAGGCACTCCTTTATCAGATAAAGATACAAGCTCGTCTAGACCTTCTTGACTAAATTGTGTTTCTCCTCTTAATTTTGGTCCTTTGCTCGGAGCTATATCATCAATAGTAAAACCTGAATCAAGACCGTCTAAGACTACTTGAGCAGATGCATCACTTAAACTTCCAGAAACTATAGGTCTTGGATTTTTATTAGGTTTAGCCATTATGAAGGTACTCCTATTGTGTCTTGTCTATATAACTCAGAACTTGCTATGTATCCGGGGTCAGCTGTACCATAAGTTAATTGTCCATAAATATCATTTAAATCAAAATTATTATTAGAAGCATATACTTGTAAAGCTCCTAAAGGTTCTGCACCTTCAACCATGAGAGGAGCATCATCTCCTCTAGGGTCTCCTGCTGTTAATTCATTCATTAAATATCCAGTAGCTACGCCTCCTACTACATTTCCTGCACCAGATATTACATAATCCCCCCATCTATTTCCTGTTAAAGAACTAGGATTATTTTTTTGATAATCATTTAATTCAGTTGTGGGGGTAGTAAAAGATTTTGGAAGTTGTGCTATTTGTTCTTGAGTTAAAGGTAATCCAGTATTATTATTTATGTATCCTCCTGTAACTGGGTCAGGAACTACTTGACTATAATCAAGTTGACCACTTAAAGCTGCACTACTAAAAGGTGCAGGTGCTCCTACCGCAGTTCCGGGAGCAAAAGCACTTTTTCCCGGTGTAAATAAATTAGCACCTACTCTAGCAGTACTTCCTAAAGCACCACCTACTGCACCAAAAGGTTTAGCAATTGTTTTAGTGGCAAAGTTACCTACTTTAGCTAATGTTCCACTACCGCTAAACAGAGTACCACCTAAAACATTTTGACTGGTAGACATCATCCAAGTTCCAAAGTTACCTAAAGCACCTGTGCCCATTGTCCCACCAAATGCTGTAAGGGCAGCACCCCCCGTAACTATTACGGCTGCAGCAATGGCTAAAGCTTTAAGTATTTTACTTGAACTTATTTTCTTAACTACTTTCTTAACTCCTCCAACTACTTTCTTAACTACTTTTTTTACAGCTTTACCTATTTTTTTAAAAGCTTTTTTTAATTTACTAAATAATCCCATATATATATTATCCTCTAGTCAAAGAGGTCTCCTGTTATTGACGCTATTAAATCTTTTAAATTAGCTAAACTTGTACCGTATTTTGTAGGGTCTGAAGCTATAGCCGTATTTACTAATTGAGCTATTCTATTTTTTTCGTTTTCTCCTTCTCTAAAATCATAATCAGCTTGGTCTCTAAGTTCTTGCCACATAAATGATAACGCTGTTTGAGACATTGCAAAAGAGTTTTGTGCGTTCTGTGCATTGACAGCGTTTTGAGCAGCTGTATTAGCTGTATTAGCTTGCCTTCTCCACGTAGTATTAGACTGTTCTACTGCAGCTCTGTTTTGAGAGTTCCATTGATTTCTTGCAAAATCTTGATTAGAATTATATTGGTCTACTTGAGTTTCTAATTGACTATTAAATTTATCAACATCTGATTGTCTTTGAGCTGTTCTAGCTGCTGCAGAATTTTTTTGAGTATTATTAAATTGCTCCATAGCATTTGTTTGAGTAGTATTATACTGACTCATTTGAGAAGCCATACTAGCCATAAACTGGTCTGTCTGTTGCTCATTAGCAGCATTAAACTGTTTAGCAGCATTATTAGAAGCTTGGTCTGATAACAATCTTTGTTGTTGTTGTTGAGCTTTTAACATATTAGCTTGTTGGTTATTATTAAGATTAGCCATATCCATAGCTAAAAAGTTTTGAGCATTAGTAACAGCTAGTCTTTCTCTTGTAGATAAGTTTGCTAAGTCCATTGAAGCTTGTGCAGTTGCGTTTTGCATAATAGCTTGTTGTTCAGCATTCATATCTGTAAGAGCTACTGTTTGCATAAACTTACTGTTAGCTAATTCTGTTTGTTGAGCAGCAT